AGTTAATTCTCCTAAAAGTACTTCAAATAAATCTTATAAAGTTAATTCTCCTAGAAGTACTTCAAATAAATCTTATAGAGTTAACTCTCCTAAGAGTACTTCAAATAAATCTTATATAATTAACTCTCCTAAAACTTCTGAAACATCAACAGTTATTTCTCCTAGAAACAAAAAATCTAGAAAAATAATTGATAATTAAATTGATTATATTTTTGAAATAGTACTAATAATATGAGTTTTATCTTCATATATATCAATAATACTTTTAAAATCATTTGTAAAAGATAATATATCATAAAATGTATATGTAGCTTAAGTATGATATGTTAATTTTCTTTCATATTTTAATTTTAAATTTTCTATTAATTCTTCTCTTGATTTTACTTTATTATTTGATTCTTTAGTAATTTTACCATTTTCTATAGATTCATTCAATTCTTTTAATTCATTTTCATATTGGGTATTTAAATCATTTAATAAATTTTTAGATGCAATTATAGGAGGTAAAGTTTCTTTTAAATATCCTATATAAGTAGAGTTATCACTTTTATAAATACCGAATTGTTCATTTTTTAGAATTTCTTTTAATTCATTATTATAATTATAAATATGTATACAATAAGTTGAATCAAAATACATATATAAATTATTTTTTTCTTTTTTATAAGATTGTAATTTATATTTTAATATCATTTTTAATATAATTATTTAAATTTTATTATTTAAATAATTGATAATATCATTAGATATAATAATTAGGCAAGTAAAATTTAATTTAAAAAATAAAAAATTTGAAATTCTTTTAATTATTATTTAAAGATAATATATTTCATTCTATACAGATACATGGATCTCATGAAATCTGATATATTATCTAAAGATGATTTTGACATTTATACTTGGAATATTATTGATTCATATTTTAAAGTTAATAAAGGTTATCAACTTGTTAAACATCAACTTGAATCATTTAATGATTTTATTTTGAGAAAATTAGATCAAATTATTGAGGGATTTAATGATATTGAAATACATCATCAATATTTACCAGAAATAGGTAAATTTAAGTTTATTTTAATTATAAAAATTACAAATCCGGTTATAAATAAACCAGTTATTTATGAAAAAGATGGAAGTACTAAGTTAATGACACCACATGATGCAAGACAGAGAAATTTTACTTATAGTTCATCTATTTATGTAAATGTTCATATTATTGCTAAAACTTATAATCCTGATAATGATGATTATATTATCGAGAATAAAGTATTAAATAATGTTTTATTAGGAAAAATTCCTATTATGGTAAAGTCTAATTATTGTATTTTAAGAAATGCACAAAATACAAAAAATGAATGTAAATATGATTATGGAGCATATTTTATTGTAAATGGGAATGAAAAAGTTGTAATTTCTCAAGATAGAATTCTTGAAAATAAAACTTGTGTTTTCGTTAATAATAAAATTTCAACATATTCTTATATTGCTGAAATTAGATCTGTTCAAGAAAATAAATTAGGTGTTCCTAAGATTACAACTCTTAAAATGGCTACAAAATCTAATCAATTTGGTAGATATATTCGTGTTAATATTCACCATATTAAACACGATATTCCATTATTCATTTTGTTTAAAGCATTAGGACTTAATAATGATAAGGAAATTTTACAATATATAGTGTATGATGTATATGCAAAAGAGAACTCATTACTTATTAATGAACTAATTGCTTGTATTGAAGAAGCTAATCAAATATTATGCCCAAAAGCTGCATTGGAATATTTATCAAGATATCTAAATATTACAGGTTATCCAAAAGAATTTATTAATAATAAATTTCAAAGAATTAATATTATTAGAAATATTTTAGAAAGGGAATTTTTACCACATGTTGGTACTGATTTTCATAAAAAAGCTTTATATTTAGGTTATATGGTTAATAAACTTCTAAAATGTTTCCTTGGAATTAAAGATTTTGATGATAGAGATTCTTATATTAATAAACGTGTAGATACACCAGGTATTTTAATGGCAAATTTATTTAGACAATATTATGGAAAGGTTATTAAAGATATGAAAAATATGATTCAAAAAGAAATTAATATTGGTGGATGGAAAGCTACAAATAAATTTATTAATATTATTAATCAAGTTAATATTTCAAAATTGATTAAATCTACTATTATTGATAGTGGAATGAGATATGCATTGGCAACAGGTAATTGGGGTATTAAAAGTAATAAAAATAAACAAGGTGTTGCTCAAGTATTAAATAGAATGACATATAGTGCTACATTATCACATTTACGTAGAATTAATACACCTATTGAAAAATCAGGTAAACTTATTCAACCTAGAAAATTACATAGTACTCAATGGGGTATTATTTGCCCTAGTGAATGTTTTGATCCAAATACTCCTATATTATTATGGAATGGTATTATTAAAAAAGCAGAAGATATTATTGTAGGTGATTATTTAATTGATGATAAAGGTAATTCTGTTAAAGTTAAAAGTACATGTTCCGGATATAAAACTATGTATGAAATTATTCCTCAAAAAAAAAATTTTATGAGTTATACTGTCACTGATAATCATATTCTGACATTAAAAGTTAAAAAATATAAAAATATTAGAAATCATAGAGGAAAAAAAGAATTTATGTGGTTTGATAAAACAACATTAACATATAAATATAAAGATTTTAATGATGATAATGAATTGGATAAATTCCAATCATTAATTGATGATGATAATGTTATTGATATTACTATTGAACAATACTTATCTTTACCTAAAAATATTCAAAAAGAATTATATACATTTAAATCAGATGGAATTAATTGGGAATCTAAAGAAGTTGCATTAGATCCTTATATATTAGGTATGTGGTTAGGAGATGGTTCGTCATCTGGATATTCATTTGCTACTGCTGATAAAGAATTACTTGATAAGTATGTTGAGTGGGGAAAAGATAATGATGCAACAATCAAAAAAGGTATTAAATATCTGTATGGTATTAGTTCTACAATTAATAATACACAAACTGGAATTAGTTGTAATAAAACTGAAAAAACACCATTAAAAAAATTATTAGCAAAATATAATTTAATTAATAATAAACATATTCCATTAGATTATTTAGTAAATGACCGTAAAACTAGATTAGCAGTGTTAGCAGGATTAATAGATACAGATGGTCATGTAAGAGCAAATGGACATGAAATTAGAATATGTCAAGGAGAAAATAATTATAAAATTATTTACGATACTGAATTTTTAGCAAGAAGTTTAGGATTTTCATGTCATTTGAATGACGGTATTAGTACTTATACTGTAAATGGTGAAAAAAGAAAAACACCTTATAAAGAATTAACTATTACTGGTTATTATTTATATGAAATTCCTACAGTTCTTCCAAGAAAAAAATTAAATAAATTTGATAATCATATATCAGAAAAAAGATGTGCTAGTTTTTTACAAAGTTCTATTGAATTAGTTAAAAAAGATATCAAACCTTTTGTAGGTTGGCAAGTAGAAGGTAATGGAAGGTTTTTACTTGGAGATATGAGTATAACACATAACACACCTGAGGGGAGTTCAGTTGGTCTAGTAAAAAATATGTCAATGATGTCAAGTATTACAATTTCATCAAATTCCACAAATGTTAGGGAAATTGTTGTTGAATTAGGAACAGAATTATTTAATCCAGAAAATATTAAAAATTTTGCACAGAATACTAAGATTATTATTAATGGTGATATTATTGGTACACATTCAGATCCTGTGAATTTCTTTAATAAATTAAAACTTTATAAAAGAAAAGGTTGTATTAATATTTATACAGGACTTATTTGGAATATTCATGATAATGAAATTAATATTTGTACAGAAGGTGGACGATGTGTTAGACCTCTTTATATTGTAGATAATAATAAAATCAGATTAACAAAAGATATTATTAATGATATTTCTTCAAATAAAATTTCATGGCAAGATTTAATTATTGGTAATAGTGATGAAAATGAGGATAATAGTATTATTGAATTCTTAGATGTTGAAGAATCAAATAATTCTATGATTTCTATTAAATATCAAGATCTATTTAAAGGTAATAAAGGAAGTCTAGTATCAGTTAAATATACACATCTTGAAATTCATCCTTGTTTAATCTTAGGAGTTCTTGCCAGTCTAATTCCATTCTCTGATCATAATCAAGCACCAAGGAATTGTTTTCCAGTAGATGATCATGAGGTGTTGACAGAACATGGATTTATGGGATTATCTAATATTCTTGATTATACCGCGGATGGGAAGCAACTGAAGATAGCATGTCATGTTGATGGGTATATTGAGTACCATAATATTGGTCGTGATCGTGTGATATACCAAGACGAACAAGGTATTCCTCTTACATCATCCGAATTTGTTTCGTTTGAGTCAAAGAAAGTAACATGTGATCGTAAATTTCCTGATAATGATAAAAAATCTGTTCGTGCTATCGCAAGCACTGGTATTTCTGTGATGGCAACTACCAATCATAATATGTACGGGCGACTCGGTTTTGCAGATAAACTTGGGCCTAATTCGTATCGTTGGCCACAGAGAATGACTCCTGATGGAAAATATCGCTCTGTACCACCTAATTATACTACTTATGAGGCTGGTGAAGTACTCGCCTTTAGTGAAAAAACACCACCTATTGCACGTGGAGCTTCTAAAGTCCCTGTATTTCAGCTACAGTGTAACTTTAGCAAAGGGTTGAAACCATCTTGTACTAATCTTCCATTTGTCGGTTATCTCGGTCTTCTTAACGATGATCAAATTGATGCTTTCATGTGGTTTTATGGTTACTGGCTTGGAGACGGATGGTTGGAAGGTACACATGCTTATATTACCGTCGGCCCAAAGAAGCGAAAAGATGTTGATAAACTGACAGAGATATTTGCACGGCTACCACTACCACAGCTCACAAATCGTAAATATGGAGCTCATGGTTATTGGAAAGCAGATGGTTACGATTCCAAGGGACAATGGAACTTCTCTATTTGTAGCACTAAGTGGTGGAATTATTTTGCTCAACAGTATGGCCATAAATATCAAGGAAAATATGCTGACGCAGCTGTTCAAGAAGGGGCATCTCGAAGAAAATCATTATTGCCACGAACACGTGCACAATTTGCTTCAGATAATGTTAATATAAAATATAAAGATATTAAAAATAGATCGACTTCACCACAACCACCTAATGCTGAGAATATTAATAGTGCCAAGTGGTTCTTTCCCTGGGTATTTCAAAATCTTGATATTTCACAACTCAAGACTTTATTGGCTGGATTACGCTATGCAGATGGAAATGAAGCTGTTGAGAGTCCAAATGGTGGAACTATTCATACATCATCAGAACGCTTTCGAGATGAAGTAGAACGTGTGTGTATTTTGGCAGGATATACTGTTATGTCACGTCGTGGTACTCTCACAGGTAAACATCGTGGTGTCAATGCACAAGGTATAAACATAATAGCGAAGCATGATGCATGGAACGTGGATTACACCACTTCTAGTATATATGCTACGCCATATCTGATGATTAATGAAGATGTTAATATCGTAAAGATGGAAAAGCCAGTGCAAATCTTCTGTGTGTGTGTCCCTACCGAGAGTCATCTGATTATGGTTCGCCGTAAAGCACGTGGTGATGAATTGGCATCTCGTGCTACAATTGTTTCTAACACTTATCAGTCGGCACAATGTAAACAAGCTATTGGTATATATTCTCTCAACTATAATAATCGTTGTGATACAATTGGACATATTCTAAACAATCCTCAAAAGCCTTTAGTTAGTACTAAGATTTCAACTATTTTAAATAATAATAGTATGCCAAATGGAATTAATGTTATTGTTGCAATTGCATCTTATACGGGTTTCAACCAAGAAGATAGTGTCATTATCAATCAATCTGCAGTAGATAGAGGATTGTTTGAATCTACATATTATAAAACATATAAAGAACAAAATAATAAAAATCATTCAAATGGAGAAGAGGAATTCTTTACAAAACCAGAAATTAAAAATATTAAACCATATAATTATGATAAATTAGAAGATGATGGATTTGTTTTGGAAAATACTTTTGTACAAAGTGGTGATATTATTATTGGCAAATGTATGCCACAAAAAAATGCAAATGTAATTAATTATAAAGATAATAGTATTCCACTTAAAAATAATGAACAAGGTTTTATTGATAGAAATTATTGTAATGACAAATATTTTACAAATGTTAATGGAGAAGGATATAACTTTGCTAAAGTTCGTGTAAGAAGTATTAGAACACCTGTAATGGGTGATAAGTTTAGTAGTCGTTGTTATGATGAAATGACAGAAGTATTAACATCAACTGGTTGGGTATTTTTCAAAAATTTAACAAAACAACATAAAGTTGCAAGTTTAGTTGATGATCAATTACAATATTTAAATCCTAGTGAACTTCATGAATATGATTATGAAGGTAAAATGTATGAAATTAAAAATAATCAAATCGATCTATTAGTTACTCCAAACCATAGAATGTTTGTTGCTAAAAGATTCAAAAATACTGATAAAACATCATATACTATTGAGAATGCAGAAGATATTTATAATAAAATCAGATTTTATAAAAAAAATGTTGATAAATGGATTCCAAATTTAAATGATAAAAATATTCCTCATGAATTAATTGTTAATGATGATAAGATTATTGGATTTAATATTGGTGAGAAAATGTATGATATTGAAGATTGGATTAAACTATTTGGTATTTGGATTGCAGAAGGATGTTGTGATAATCATGTAAATATTGCAGCTCATAAACAAAGAGTTAGAGATGTATTAATTAAATTAGAAGAATCAATGGAAATTGATTTCCGTAAATGTAAATATTCACCAGATGATTCTGATAATTGGTCTTGGAATTTATATGATAAAGATATGATTGAATACTTTAAACCATTAAGTGTAGGAGCAATTAATAAATATTTACCAGATTGGGTTTGGTATCTGGATGTAGAATTATGCAGACTTCTTATTAATAGTATATGTTTGAGTGATGGTCATGTTATGAAAAATGGAACAGAAAGATATGATACATCTTCTGATCAATTAGCTAATGATTTCCAAAGATTATGTTTGCATGCTGGTTGGTCTGCTAATAAAATGTTAAAAGATGTTAAAGGTAGTATTGGAGTTATTGAAAGAAAAGAAGGTAAATTAAAAGATAAACCTCAACATTTCAAAAGAAATGCAAATGCTTGGCGTTTAACCATTATTACAGCTCAAAATGAACCTAAAGTTAATAAAAATAAAAAAGAGAATGACCCAAATTCATTCCAAGATAAATGGATAGATTTTAAAGGAAAAGTATACTGTTGTACAGTTCCAGATGGATTAGGAGTTATTTATGTCAGAAGATTTGGTATTTCCCTATGGTCTGGAAATTCAGGTCAGAAAGGTACTTGTGGTATCCTATATCGTCAAGAAGATATGCCATTTACTAAGGATGGAATTGTTCCAGATATTATTATGAATCCTCATGCAATTCCTAGTCGTATGACTATTGGACAATTATTAGAATGTATTATGGGAAAAGTATGTACAACACTTGGAACTTATGGTGATGCAACACCATTTAATGATTTATCTGTTGAAGATGTTTCTAAATTATTAAGAGAACATTGTGGTATGGAATGTCATGGTAATGAGATTATGTATAATAGTCGTACAGGTGAACAAATTTCTACTGAAATATTTATTGGACCTACTTATTATCAAAGATTGAAACATATGACATTGGATAAAATTCATTGTTATGATCCAGATCATGAAGCATTAACTGATCAAGGATGGATCTTTATTAATAAAATTACAAAAAATCATAAAATTGCATCAATGGTTAATAATGCATTAATATATCAATATCCTTCAGAAATTCAAGAATTTGATTATAAAGGTAAAATGTATAATATTGAAACAGAACAAATTAATTTACAAGTTACTCCAAATCATAGAATGTATACTAAAACTCATAGGGCTATCGAATATAAGATTCAAACAGCTGAAGAAATATTTGGAATGAGAAAGAAATGGAAAAAAAATGTAGATATATTCGAACCAGATTTAACAAATGCTCCAGATAATCTTGTAATTGAAAATGGTGTTATCACTAAATTCAAAATTCCAGATACTGATTTAGAATATGATATTGATACTTGGATTACATTATATGGTATATGGATTGCTGAAGGACATGTTGGAAAAGATGATTATTCTGTACAAATTGCAGCTAATAAACCAAGAGTTAAAGAAGCTTTATTAAAAATTGAAAAAAATATGAATTATGAGTTTAGAAAAAATAAAGAATTTCCAGATGATAAAGTTGTAAATAGATGGATTATTCATAATGTTAAGTTAGGAAGATATATGTTACCATTTAGTGTAGGTGCAACAAATAAATATTTATCAGATTGGGTATGGTATCTTAATCGTGATCAATGTAAACAACTTATTGAATCATTATGTTTAGGAGATGGATGTAAACAAAGAAAGGGTAAAGGTAATTGGACTTATTCTACATCATCCACAAAATTAGCAAATGATTTTCAAAAATTATGTTTACATGCTGGTTGGTCTGCAACAAAACGATTACATTCAAAAGCAGGAAAATCTAGTATTCTCAAAAAAACTGGACAAGTTATTACAAGTACTGTTGATTCATGGCAATTATCAATTAATACATTTAAAAATGAACCATGTTTAAATCATAGACCTCATGAACCTAGACAAGATAAATGGATAGATTATGATGGTAAAGTATATTGTTGTACAGTTCCAAAAGGTGAAGGTATTATTTATGTTAGAAGAAAAGGAATTGTTTGTTGGTCTGGTAATAGTAGAGCAAGTTCAGGGCCAGTAGTGCTTTTGACACGCCAACCCGCAGAAGGGCGTGCTAGAGATGGTGGACTTCGCCTTGGGGAAATGGAAAATGAGTGCCTTTCTGCCCATGGAACAATTGGATTTCAAAAGGAAAGACTATTAGATTGTTCAGATAATTATAGAGTATTTATCTGTAAACAATGTGGATTATTTGCAGGATCTGTAAATCCAGATAAAAAATTATATTCATGCAAAGCTTGTAAAAATACAAATAATTTCTCAGAAATTAGGATTCCATATGCATGTAAATTATTAATGCAAGAAATTCAAACATTATCTATTGCAGCTAGATTTATTACATAGAAAAAATGTATTTTATTAAAAATTAAAATATAAAAATATTTATATTCTGCATAAGATGTGTCAATTAACTAAAATTCCAAATAAATTATTTTTTAAAAAAATAAAAATTGAAAGTTTTTTTATTTTTATTTTACTTTAAAAAATTAAAATGCCTAGAATAAAACCAAAATTAACATTTTGTAATGATAATACATGTATAGATCTAAATTGTATAAAAGAGAATAATGAAAAATATATTAATAATGAAGAAGAAAATAGTGAAGAAGATACTGAAAAAAATAATAATAATGAAGAAGATTTAAAATTTAGAAAAAGAATAAAATGTACTTTTGAGAATTGCAATAAAATTCCAATATTTAATTATCAAAATGAAACTAAAGCATTATATTGTTTTGAACATAAATTAGATAATATGATTGATATTATAAATAAAAAATGTTTAAATTGTAATTTAAGAGCTTATTATAATTTACCCAATGAAAAATCAGCATTGTATTGTAAAAACCATAAAAAAGATAATATGATAATTGTAACAAATAAAAATTGTTTAGATTGTAATAAAAAACCTGGTTATAATTATAAAAATCTAAAAACTCCAATATATTGTAAAGATCATAAAAAAGATAATATGGTAGATGTTAAAAATTTAGCATGTATAGAATGTGATAAACGCGCTACTTACAATATAAAAGGACAGAAACCATTATATTGTAAAACTCATAAAAAAAAGAATATGATAGATGTAAGAAGTATTACATGTTTACATGATAATTGTAATAAGCAACCTATATTTAATCTTCCTGATCAGAAAAAACCATTATATTGTTTAGAACACAAACAATCAAAAATGATAGATATAAAAAATAAAAAA